CGTGATCCATCTCGTTCCCGACGACCAGCGTCGCCGAGACCGTCACGCGCTTGTAGGGCGGGAAGGGGATCGTGGGCAGCTTCCCGGCCATCTGGAGGGCGTAGACCGCGGCCGCGTAGCGCTGCTTCTCGCGGTGCTTCACCGTCCAGTGCATCCGGCTATTCGCGAGATTCGGCGGGAGGGGCAGCCGGAAGGTGATACTGGCAGCCGGGGTCGATGACGAAGAGCCGCTCGCTGACGCCGGCGTCGGTGCCTCGGCCGTAGGCGTTGCTGATGATCGGGCAGGTGCAGCCGGCTCCGCGGGCGTGGTGCGAGCCCGGCGGGTGACGGAACGGGCGGTGATCGGACGGGTGATCCTCGGCATAGTCGTCGGGTGAAAGGTCAAAGTCGCCAGCCATCGGGGAGCTCCTCGGGAAGAGCGACGCGGTAGGACGGGTCCATCCCGTCCTCCTCCTGCATCGCGTTGCACGACTCAGCGGCCACGGCGTAGTGGATCGCGCGCGAGAACTGGTGCCGCTCGCGCATCACCTCCACCCGGCAGAGATCGGGGCGGGTCTCGTAGACCGAGCAGAGGTTCCCCTCGAGCTTCTCGCACGAGCCGTCGGGCCGGGCCGCGTAGGGGAAGGCTGCCAGCGCCTCCCCCAGCACGGGGTTGAGCAGGGTGTTGATCTCGCGCAGCTCGAGGACCCGCCCCAGACGCCGGCAGCAGGCCCCGCAGCTCGTGCAGGGGAAGGGAGGGATCACGTCAGACACCGCACATCCCCTCGCATTCGTTGCCGAACCCATCCTCGCCGAACAGCGTCCCCTGCCCGCGCTCCTCGGGCGTTGAGAAGTCCACGTCCTCGAGGGGGGTCGCCGATCGGTGCATAAACTGCTCGCCGCGCATCTTGCCCACTGGTTTGCGGATCGCCCGATCGATCTGCACCACGTCCGACCACGCCTCAGGATCTGCCTTGATCTCACGCCATTGCGCGTCGGAGTGAAACGGACAGCCGATGCAGGACGACTTCGGCGGCCGCGGGTAGCCCTTGCTCTCCATCCACCGCAGGCAGTCCTGCCGCGTCATCCGGAGGTCGAGCAGCGGAAAGACGTTCGTGTTCCAGCGCTCCATCGACTCCTTTGCCCGGATCGCCTCGTCGAGCGAGATCCCGATCAGGGTCTCGCACGATCCGACCGGGATGCGCTGCCGCGGCGCGTAGCCGAGCAGCCGGCGCTTCTCGCGCGTGAGCGGGGCCAGCTTGTACTCGTAGGTGCATTGCCGGCGGACCATCCCCATCGTTCCGTCCGGTGAGCGGACAAACCACGGGACCGAGGCAAAGCGCTGCCCCGTCGCGTTCTGCTTCGCGAGGATGCCCTCGCGGATATTGCCGGCCGTGACGCGGTGGATCGGGAACGGGTTCGGAGAGCGCTGGATCTCGGCATCCAGCCAGTCGAGCCAGTCGTACACGCCGCGCGGCTCCCACTGCGTGTCCGAGAAGATGGCCGCATCGACTGGGGCGATCTCCCCCGAGGCGATCAGCAGCGCGACCGTAGACGACTGGACGCCGGCACCGAGCGAAAGGATACGCATCATAGCTCGAGCTCCGGCAGCGGCCGCCAGAGCGTGGGGATCTCCCAGCCCGGCAGCCCGTCGCGCGGATCGCCCGGGTTCCCGGCCACGCGCAGGTCGGTCATATCCACCACGACCACCTTCCCCGAGCCGTAGAGCCTGACGAGGAACTGCGGGTTGGCGTTCACCGAGCCCCAGATCATCACGCGCGCTGAGCCCTCGCCCAGCTCGCGCACGAAGACGTCGAAGGGATCGGCGAACTCGTGCAGGTAGGAGACGTTCACCGGACCTCCGCGCAGGGAGCCGGCAGCTCGTTCAGATCGCGCGGGTGGCTGCAGCTCCCCAGCAGGAGCAGCAGGAGCAGCGTCGAGCGGCTCTCGAGGATCGTGGCGATCGCCCGGCCCAGCGCGAAGGGGGTGAGGATCACCACCCCGGCCAGCGCGAGCGGCACGATCACGAGCACGACGAGACAGCTCACCAGCAGGTGCGAGGCGGTGGTCGTGAAGCGCTTCACTGGCGCGCCCTCCAGCCTTCCTCGACGACCGCGGCCAGCATCAGCCGCTCCTCGAGATCGAGCCCGATCGCCGCCCAGCCCTTCCGGTGCTGCAGCCCGTGGCAGTCGCTGCAAAGCGGGATGATCTGGTCGGCGTTCGCCTTCCGGCCCGTGCCGCCCGTGGTGATGTGGGCGTTGTGGATCTCGCCGAACTCCCAGCAGGCGAAGCAGGGCAGGCTCTTCACCCACGCGACGCGCGCGCGTGAGCCGTAGACCCGCTTGTAGTCCGAGGCCGTGCGGCGCTTGGCCGTCAGCTTCGACTTCCGCGCGATCGGCGTCGAGCGCTTGAGCGGGGTGCGCTTCACTCGGCCCGTCCGTAGCGCTCGGCCTGCTGCCGGGCGAGCTGCACCAGCGCCCAGTGCTCCGGGTAGAAGTGCGAGATGATCCGGTTGCCGCGGTACTGGGTGGTGAGATCCAGCGGGATCAGCTTCCGGCGATCGGCGACGCGCTCCTTCCACGTCCGCTCGGCCAGCTTCTCCTCGAGCTCGTCAATCGGCATCGTTGAACCTCGCCGGCTGGGCGTCGGGGTTCCGGGAGACGTGGCACTGGCCCATACAGCCTGAGCACACGAGGTGAAGATCGGGGTCCTGCTGCCCACCGAGCGTGGGGAAGACCGGCTCGATCCCCGTCCCCCCGCAGCGCTCGCACGACACCTTCTGCGTGTAGCTCATTGCGTCAGTCCTCCTCAACCCACGCGACGAAGTTGGCTGGGAACGGTACGCCCCCCATTCCCTTGGGGTGCTGCTCGAGATAGCAGGGAGCGATGAAGCGCTGAACGTGCGGCTGGCCGTCCTTGCGCTCCACCTCGAGCCACGCGAGACGCGGCTCGGTGCTGCAGAAGGGGCAGACCCGGCTCTCCGCGGCCTTCCGCGGCTCGGGGCCCAGCTCGATCCGGTTGTGCTTCTTCCACTCCCCGGCGTGTTCGCGGATCTTGGCCGGGTAGGGGAAGCGCTGCTCGGCCCGGAGCGCCATCCCGACCGCGCCGGCGAGCGACTCGAGGTCGAGATCGGAGAGCGCCTCGTAGTAGCCCACCGAGGTCCGGGCGAGCTCCTCGTCGTCGAACTTCCCGAAGACTTGGTTGAGCCGGGTGAGCTGCTCGAGCATCTGGTGCTTCGTGAGCGGGGTCCGCATCAGGCGATCCCCCGGGCGGCCATCGTCTCCTCCATAATCCGGAGCATCCGCGCCTGCCGGTCTTCCTGCGACTGGCCGGCCGTGCTGCGGACCCGGGTGAGCCCGCGGAGGTAGCCGCGGAGCCGCGATATGTTGAAGCCCTCGTTATTCGCCGCCAGCTCGAGGAGCGCCGCCCCGACCTGCTCGAGGCTGACCGGCGTCCCGCCCATCGGCAGGGTCAGGCCGCGGAGGGTCGCGTCGAAGGCGGTGGGGTTGTGGTGCGCCCGGCGGTAGGCCTCGTAGACCTGCTGGTGGTCCTGATCGTCGAACGACAGCCCGCGCGTTGTCGTCGTCGTCGTTGTTGCTTCACTGGGTCTGTTCTTACTGGTACTGTTAGGGTGCATCTGTTGCACCCCCCCCGGTGCATCTATTGCACCCCCGGGGTGCATCTCTTGCACCCCCCCCTGCACCTGCTGCACCCCGGGGAGGGCGTCGTATCCGAGCAGCCAGTAGGCGTTGCTGGTCTGCCCGCCCTGCTCACGGCTGCGCTCGGCGACCCGGACGGCACCGAGCTCGGCCAGTCGCTTGAGGCTGTACTGGACCGTGCGCTCGGCCGCGCCAGAGCGCCGGGCGATCGACGAGACCGACGGCCAGCAGTAGCCGTGCTCGTCGGCGAACGACGAGAGCGCCACCAGCACGATCCGGTCGGTCTGGGTCAGTGACTCGTTCTCGAGCCAGTGGGTTGGGACGATAGCGAAGCGGCTCATTCTCCTTTCCAGCGCAAGGCCCCCGTCTCAGGGGTGGAGTCCTTCGTCGGGAGACCAGTCGCGACGAAGGCACCCTGAGAGCGGGGGCCAGAACAGCGGCGTCCGACGCCTGCTCCAACAGGGTCGGTCGCGGTGCAAAGTGCACCGCAGGGGTACTTATACAACCGAATCGGTGGAAAGTCAATCACGCGAAACACCCAGCGGCTGCCCCCACAGCACCGCCCGATCGAGGGGCAGGAAGGCGTTCACGCGGACCACCGTCTCAGCTCCCACACTGGTCGCGAGCGTCCGCGTCGGGCGCTCCTCCCAGTCCATCACCCGGGCCCCGCCGGCGTCGCCCACCTGCCAGTAGAGCCGGGCGCAGTCCGACAGCTCGGTCACCACGAACGACGGCACCCCCAGCAGCCCGCCGACCTGCACGAGCTGCTGCAGCTTCTCCGCGGTCACGAGATACGTCCCGAAGCGCTCGATCGCCGGCAGGTCGTAGCTGGTGCGGGTCTTGGCCTCGGCGACCGCCACGAGCTCCCCACGGCGCGTCAGGAGCCCGTCGATCGGGGCCGTGACGGTGGGCGGGGTAGCGACGAGCTGGGCCTTGAAGCGCTCAGCGAAGGCCCCCAGCAGGGCCCGGCCGCGGCGCTCGTGGCGCTGGCCCGTCACCGTGGCGATCGCGAGCGGGCTCACGGCTCAGCCCCCGGCTCCTGATCGGGCGGGGTGTCAGGCTGCGGCTCAGGCTCAGGCTTGCGCCCGAACGTCTCCGCCCAGCGCTTCGCCCACTCAGACTCCGAGATCGCCCCCGGCCGGCGCGCTGATCCCTTCCCGTTCATCGCCGCACCGTATGCTGGATGACCGTCGTGCACTTGGGCTCGAGGAATCGCGGCCGCTCGGCCTCACGCGAGCCCTCGATCCAGACCACCGCGGCGATCAGCGCGAGGCTTGCCGACAGCCCCGTCATCACGCCCAGCCCGAAGGCCCAGTAGCTCTCGTCGCGCGCGATCATTCGGCCTCCGCCTCCTCGATCGCCTGCTCGAGGGAGATCCGGCGCAGAAAGCAGGGGGTCCGCTCCCCGACCCACGCCCCGATCACGTTGTACTCGAAGTGCTCGAGCGCCTCCTCCTCGGTCATCCCCTCCTCGACGTAGCCGGCGATCACCGCGTCGAAGTCGTAGCAGGCGACCGGCTCGAGCGCACTGAAGCGCGCCATCAGCCCGACGAAGGCGTGAGCGATGTCGGGGTACAGCACGAGTCCCTCCTCTTCGCGCGCGCTCATCCGAAGCGCTCCCGCATCCGGGCCGTCGCCACGGCGTCGCAGATCGCCTCGTGGAGCTGGTCCGGGATGCCGTTGTTGAGCCCGGCGTCGATCAGGGCGACGTGCACCAGCTCGTGGTAGAAGGTGAGCCAGCGCTGCCGCGGCTTCGCGCGCATATCGATCGTGATCGTGCGGGCCTCGGAGTCATAGAGCCCCCAGCACTCGGCGTTCTCGTGCTTGATGCCCGCCTTTGTGCAGATCACCGTGACGGTCCCGCCGGGCCCCTCCACTTCCTTCGGGAGGGGCGGGTACTTGATGCGCTGCGGGGTCACAGCTCCTCCGCGTAGATCGGCCAGCGGTGCGTCACACCGTGGTCGGGGTGGAAGCCCAGCATCATCTGGCAGGGCCGGTCGGCCTTCCCGAGCGCGTTCACCGTCCACTCGGTCCCGCCGATCAGCGAGCCGTTTACGAAGGCCTCGCCGCCCGGGTAGGTGAGGTTGGTCGCCGAGTGGAAGTGCCCGAAGAGGTAGGCGCTAATCCGCCCGCCGCGGCTGGCCTCGAGGGCGTTGTAGTTCGTCACGATCCGGTTGATCCCGTACCACGGGATGCCGCCCCAGCTCTTCACGTCGTGCCCGTGCGACTGCAGCACCACGTTGCCCTCGACCTCGTATGTCACCGCGTAGCTGTTCGGGATCGTGACCGTCACGTTCGGCACGTTCTCGAGGGCGGTTCTGGCGATCAGCCCGACCAGCGTGTCCCAGTTCCGCGTCGGGTCCTTCGACTGCATCTTGCGCGCGTCCGGGAGCCGGCCGTGGTTGCCGCTCGTCACGAACACATCGACCTCCGGGAACTCCGCGGCCAGCCGGCGGAGCTGCTCAGCGAGCTCCATCGCGCAGTAGTAGACCGACCAGATCACGTTCATATGGTCGCCGTGCCGCTCGAGCTCGTGGATCGTCCCGGTGACCATATCACCGTTGACGGCCACGACCATCCGCGGGAACTCCCAGCCCCCGCCGGCGCGCATCTTCTCGGCGATCCCGAGCGCCCCGTCGAAGACGGTCTTGATGCGCCGCTGCGCGATGCTGGTGTTGTACTCGTTCAGCGCGCGCGTCCCGCTCGCGTCCACGGTCTCGCCGTAGTGCCAGTCGGAGAGGTGCAGCAGCAGGCTCTCGCGGGTCGGCTTGGCACCCTTCACCACGCGCGGCACGAAGGCCGGCGGGGCCTCGAGGCTGGGCACGAGATCCGTGAAGAGCTTCTCGAGCGTCGCCCGCAGCGAGCGCTCGCTGGCGATGTCCTTCAGGGCCTCGCGCTCGGCGCGCAGGTTCCGGATGCGCTCCTGCCGCTCGCGCTCCACCTCGATCGGATCGGGCGGCGGGGGCGGGAGCTCGATCGGCTCGGCCACCTGCTCCGCCGGCGCGTCGCCGATGTCCTGCCAGACCATCCGATCGCTCTGGATCGGCAGGCTGAGCGCCTTGATGCGCTCACGCACCGAGTGAATCGTCCGCGGGACGCCTCGCCGCGCGAACTGCTCGACGATCGCGCGATCGGTCAGCCGCTGCGCGATCAACTCGCGCAGCAGCTCGTCCTGCTTTGGCGTCCACGGGTTCCACGTCTTGGCTTGTCCCATTGCTACATCCTCGGTTAGAAGGGAAGGTCTTCGTCGGTCGGGGGCGGGAAATCGTCGTAGCTCGGCTCAGGAGCCGGCTCAGAGCGCTTCGCCGGGGCAGGAGCGACCTTTGCGCCCTTGGGCGGCCAGATCACCCCGTCGCACTGCTTGTCGCGGCACTTAAAGTCGGGGGCCTTGGGGTTCTTCTTGCCCTGCCGATTGTCCCACATCTTGCCCTGACACTTCGGGCAGGACGGGTCCACCGCGGCCCCGAGCCCCTGCTCGACCTGCTGGATGACCTCGGCGACCGAGACCGGGCCCTCAGCCTTCGGGGCCGACGGGGCGGGGCGCTGCGGGGCCGGAGCGGGGCGCGGAGCCTGACGCACCGGGGCAGCCGGCGAGCCGCTGGCCGTGTTGCCGTCGTCGTCCTCCTCGGTCGCAAGAGCGAGCAGCGCGGCCACCGAGTAGCGCCGGCCGTAGGTCAGGGCCCCACCCGCGCCCTGCGGGTCCACCTTGGCGAGCGGGATCACCGCGGAGTTCACGATGAACTCGCCCGAGGCGTGAAGGAGCATCGTCTCGACCTCGATGCTGACCGAGCCGCTGCTGGTGTAGTCGGCGCTCCGCGCGCCCTGCACGAGCGAGAGCCCGTGCTTCGCGAGCACCGGGCGGACGGTCTCGAGGATCGTGTCGAGCGAGGCGTAGCTGTTCTTGAAGTGCGGGTTGACGCTGTCCTTCTGGATCGCCTTGAGCTCTCCCTGCGCCTTGCCGAGAGCTGGAGCGATGTGAGCGAGGGACTCCGAGAAACGCATCTGCTGGTCTCCGATTAGAGCGTGGCGAGCGACGAGCCGAAGATCGGCTGGATGCGCTCGTAGATGGCCTGCGTCGCGGCGACGTCCGCGGCGCAGTAGTCGGCGATCTCGTCGAGATGGCCGGCGAGGTAGAGGGGGTAGACGTCGGCCCCCGACAGCCCTTCAGTCTTGCCCGGCAGGCCGAGAAACTTGGCCCACTGGTCGAGCCCCTCGCCCGCGATCCGGACGTCCCAGTTCAGCAGGACGGCCTTGCAGTCAAAGTGCGGCTCGGTGGTGTACTTCCGGAACCAGCGCGACACCGTCTCCCCGGAGACCGAGGGCTCGATGTCGTGATAGAGCGAGCGGACGATCAGGAAGCGCAGATCCCAGCCCCCGTTCCACGTCACGATCTGTCCGTCGTGGCGCAGGACGCGATTCCAGAACTCCTGCAGGACGACCGGCTCGTCGGCCTCCTCGACGGCCGTGAAGACGCCCTCGGAGGTCCCGAGGCAGAGCACCCGCCCGAGCCGCGCGTTGAGCGAGCACTGGCTGACGCGCTCGTTCTCCCACTTCCCGCGGTCCTGCTCGCGCCACTTTGCGATCGTGTCCTCCGACTTGTAGTTCGCCGGCGGGGTGCGGTCCGCGGTGGGGTAGGAGGCCGTGAGCGAGTCCGCGAGCGGCACGGTCTCGATGTCGATGACGAGCGGCATCAGTTGGCCCAGTAGGTGAGCGAGGTGATCCGGCTCCGCTCGCGCAGCAGGTCGGCGCGCAGCTCCGCCAACGCCGCGGCCTGATCGGCGAGCGACTGGCGCATCTGCTCCAGCAGGCGGTTGATCTCGTGCAGGTCCTGCAGCTCTTCGTTGTACATCTGGTCTCCTGTCAGGTGGGTTACGCCTTAACGGCGCGGATGCGCTTCTCGATCGCGGCCTCGATCCGGGGGGAAGCGCGGAGCCCCCGGAGGACGTAGTTCAGGTGCGAGTGGCTAACGCCCAGCTCCGCGGCGAACTCCGCCACAGTGCCTCCAGCCATCGCAAGTGCAGCCCGCAACCGCCGCCGTCGGCGGTCGCATAGGGCGACGGCCTTGCCCTCCTTTTTCATTGCGCGTGGGGTAAAGTGTGTGCGGTGCGTTGTTGCACCGTGCCGACAAGAATACGCCCGCGGACGGCTAAGCGCAACCCCTGCGCCGGCCGTCTTGCAAATGACCTACCGACTCAGCAGAAGCGCGCTAAAAGCCCCGGTCAAAATACCGACCGTCACGGCGATAATCGGCAGCCGGCGACCCCGGAAGGCTTGCATATAGAGCGTAGATTCGGCGGCTACACGAAGCTGGCGTTCAGCCTCGATTCGTGCCTCGCACGTCAGCAGCACCGAAGAGCACACCGAAAGGGCAGAAGAAAGCGCCCGCAAAGAAGAGTCCGCGCGGGAAGAGTCGCGGGCGATGACCGGGATGGAGTCCACCCGGACCAGCGTGTCGGTCTGTCGCTTGAGTCGCCAGAAGACCACCGTATCGCGCTGGTAGACCGTATCGAGGCGGGCGATCTCGACCCGGAGGGTGTCCGTCCGGGTCCGATAGCTCGACAGCGCCCCGCGCGCAAAGCCCGCCCGATACCCTCCCACCCCCACCGCCACGAGCAGCACCGCGGCCAGCGTCAGCAGCGCGGATCGCATCAGACCCGGACGAAGAGCAGGCCGGCCCGCCGGCGCTCGCGCGCGAAGACGCCCCAGCCGTCGCGCGAGCCGTTCGTGTTGGTATTGCCCTCGATCGTCTTCACGGCCACCGGGCTCACCGCCGTCACGAACCCGGTGTGTATCGCATCAGTCGGCGAGCGCATCACGAGGAAGACGTCGCCGGGGTCCGGGGTGTCTACCAGCGCCCCCCGGTTGCGCGCGGTCTCAAGGAGGACATCACACGAGGCCGTCGGCGGCAACGGATTCCGCCCACGGTACGCGATCGTCAGCACAAAGTTCACGAACGAGGCGCACCACGGGTCGCCCGGCTTGTTCCCGGTCGTGCGCTGAATCGCCTCCACCCACGGGCCGTCGTTCTGGCCCGTGCGCTCCTTCACCCAGCCCACGAAGAGCTCCGCGGTCGGGACGACGAGCTCCTTCACTTGCTCACCTCGACCCCGGTCTCAGGGTCGCGGCGCTTCTGGATCGTGGCCCGCAGGCTCTGGCCGACCGCAGAGGCCGCCGCGCCAACCTGAGGGGCGAGGTACTGGGCGATCCGGGCCCCGCCGGCCCACGCAATCAGGGCGATCTCTACCCCAGACAGGAAGGCCAGCACGGCGTTGGGGACCTCGCGCCACGCCGCGGCAATCAGCGTGAGCGAGAAGAGCGTCCAGACCCAGAGCAGCACCCGGGCCGAGCTCAGCCGGCCGCGCTCATCCTGCACCAGCTCGAGGAGCGGCATATCAGTGCGTGTGGTGATCCGCCTCGAGCAGGCGGATGCGGAGCTCGTGATCCTTCACCGTGCCGTGCATCCCGTTCTGGCCCTCGGGACCGAACAGCGTGGTGTCGATCTTGGCTTGCCAGCGCAGCACCTCGCGCTTAAAGCTGTAGATCTCGCGAGAGAAGAAGGCGATCGCGCCACCGGCAAACCAGAGCGCCGCGTCACTGAGGGAGAGTCCCGTCTCGAGGGCCACCGCCTGAGCCATCGCCTGAATCGTGTGCAGCAGAGACATCGACGTGTACCACGCTGAGGGTTAGTAGTTTTCTTGGTTCTGCCAATCGGCGAGGGATGCAGCCGCGCCGCCGAAGAGCAGGGCAGGGGTCAGGAGCCGCTGGCCGCTGAGGATCTTGCGACGCAGCTCCGGGGTCATCCGGATGGACGGGTTCGTCAGCGGAGTGCTCCGCTGCCCGATCGGCCGGGCGTCGTATTGAAGGCCAGTAATCGGCTCGAGCGGCATCGGCTCACGAAGCGCCTTGGCGTAGTCGCGCACAACAGTCGGCACGATCTGATCGTAAAAGCCCTGCATTCCGCCGGGGCCGTCGTTCACTCCCATCACCTTGGCGGCCTGCTCGCCCGTCACGAAGGCGATCCGGTCGTAGTCGCCGCGGGCCGCCTCGTCGAGCGCGCGCTTGAGCGCCAGTTCGGTCCACTCTCCCGTCTTCTTGAACGGGGCGTCGGGAACGCCAGTGCCAGAAAGACGAAACGCTTTCGCACCGAGCTCTTCCCACTGCCGCCTTTCGTCGGGAGTCATCTCGCGATTTTGCGCTATCGCGTTGTCCGATAAAGCCTGACGCTGCGCCCTGAACTCGGCGGCCATTCGCTCGTTCTGTGGCTTGTAGCCTTCCTTCCGCCCCCTTTGATGCCAGTCGCTTTGCATTTCCTCGACGAACAGCGTCCTTTCGCCGGCCGGGCTCACGCGATCAGACATCCGAAGGTGCAGCAGCGGGTTCTCGACGCCGGCATCCCAGTGATTAGAGCGGAATGTATCATCAAACTGCCGGCGCTCTCCACCGAAGAATCCCGGGTCAATCGCCGCCAACTGATTGTTGATCGCGTTGAGCTCAGCGTGTGATTCAGGAGACCAATCAAGAGGGCTCATTCCCTCGCGCAGCGCAAAGAACTCATCCCTTTGGGCCATTAGTCTCTCGATCGCGCGATTTGGCTTATGCTCTCCAAGAGTGAGCAGGATCTCGCGGTAGTTGCTCTTCTTTCCGGGCTGCGTATAGTCCTCGTACCTCGGAAATCGGTCGGCGAGCTCGGAAAGCTCCTCACGGTACGGCTGCGACCACCGGTAGCCCATTGTATCAGCGGCCCTGCGTATATCGTCCAGCTCGTTGCCGATTGTTACCCGCTCCGCCCAGCGCCGATCGCGATCAGCCGCTGTAGCAGATGCGTTTTCATAGCCGCTGCGCCTTAGGTCGTTTGCGTCTTCAAGCTGAAGCTCACTAAGTCGAGCCTCAAGCTGAGAGGCGTTAGTACCGGCACGATACTTTTCAAACTCGGCCTTCTCGCCGGACTCGATCCAGTATCTTTCTTCATTCAGCTTCTGCTCCTGCTGCGGTGTCACCTCAAGCCGCACTTCGTCCAGATCGATCCGCCCACGATTGAAGACGTCGCTGAGCTGCTCGCTGGTGAGCGGGCGGCCGGCGTTCTCCTCGAGCAGCCGGTCGATTCCGGTCCATTCCCGCTCGCTGCCCGAGACGCCCTTGGAGAGCTGCGCCTTCCACTGCTCCGCGGTCCCGCGCTTGAAGGGGGACGACTCGATCGCGCGCCCCAGACGCGAGTAGAGCCCCTCGGTGAAGCTCTTCGGGACGCCGGCGAACGGGACCGCTGCAGCGAGGGCGCTGATCGCCGCCGATCCGAGGTTCCCGCGCGAGAGCTCCCGCCCTGCGTCTCCGGCGGCGAGGAAGTCTCCCGCCGGCGTGAAGTCGAGCGCGGTCCGGGTGTCCCGGCCGGCCTTCTTGAGCAGCGACTCCCAGCTCCCCGGGTCCTCCTCGCGCGGCATCGGGGTGCCGGCAGGAAGCCCGCGGATCGTCGCCTCAGGCATCCGCGGCGGGCCCGGCTGCCGGGTGCTCGTGGCGTCGGCCGGCGCGCGCTGGCCGCGCAGCATCTGCTGCAGGGCCTCGAGCCGCCGGCGGCGTTCCAGCTCAATCTCGTCAGGGTTCATCCTATCGGGCCCTCGTTGCGGTAGCAGCGTTGTGCCGGGTATTATTCGTGACCTTTTCAGGAGACCAGATGTCCAAACTTGTGCCCGTGTCGTCCAAGGGCCGCCTGTTCCTCCGCGTTGGCCGACTGACCAAAGCTGAGGAGAACGAGCTGTGGCGAAAGCTCGGGAGCGCGCCAGTCGGGTTCACCCGGTCGGCCCCTCGTTCTGCGGAGCCGTCGCCGCAGCCCCTCCCAGAATCCCAATCGCCAGCACCGGAAGCACCGCGCCCTGACGCGCCGCCTCAAACAGCCCCTTGAGACCACGCTCCGCGATGATCTGCCGCGCGCGCTGGATGTCCTCGCGCGTGGCGGTGCCGAGCTGCTGGGCGTAGTCGGCGTCGCGGGTGAAGCGATCGAGCGCGGCCTGCCGGAGGCGAGGATCGGCGTCCAGCTTGTCGAGTAGCGCTGGAACCGCAGGATCTGTTAGGTAGCGCTCGAGTGCCGCGGTCGCCCGCCCCGTGCCGGCGTTCTCGGCGCGGAGCAGCGGATTGAAGCCTTCGTCCTGCATCACATAACCAGAGTTCACCCGGACGCGATCGAGCGGCCCAGTGGCATCCGGGAGAACGTCTTCGATCTGCGAGCCGAGCCCGGGGGTCTCCTTTGATCCCTTGATCAGCTTGGCGAGATCCGCACCACTGCTCGGCCCCTCGCCAAAGTTGAGCAGCGTGACGCCGTCGCCGGTATCGACCACGCCGAAGCCACGCGGCTCGACGAGGTCAGCCAGCGACCGCACCTCACCCTCGCTGAGCTGCCGATTCATCGGGACTCGCATAGAGGTCGCCTCGCGAGTCCTGCCAGCCGGGAGCGTCTTGTGCCACGCCCCGGCGTTCTGCGCGTCGAGATAGGACCGTAGCGCCTCGACCGCGTCCATCGTGCGCTGCGACCCTTCAGTCATCACCGAGCCGGCGGGCGAGTTCGTGAGGTCAACAAGCGGCCGCGCGACGAACGCCGGGTTGGTCTCGAGCGGCGCGCCCGGGCTCGGACGGAAGAATCCCGTCGCGTTCTTCGACCGCACCGGGTACATCCCGGCCGCGTCATACAGCACGTCGCGGTTGTCGGCCACGCGCAGATGCTCCGGGAGCAGATCGCGCCACGCGCGCTCCTGCTCGCTGAGCAGCGTCCACGACGAGCGCGGATCGGAGGAATAGGCTGCGCGGAGCTCCGCGGGTGCGCCGACGATACCCTCGAGGTGTCCGGTGCCGGCCCCCGGGATCGCCTCGTATGTGCCGGCCGCGGCGTACTTCGGGAAGGAGTCGTTGTAGGTCTTGGCGGCCTCGTCAATGCCGTCCTGCAGCGTCGGGAAGCGCTTCGGGAACTTCTTGTGCAGGTCAGCGCCCTTCGCGTAGACCCACGGCGCGGCCTGTGTCGAGGCAGCATCCCAGTCCGCGCGTCCGCCCAGCGCGCGCGCGTTGGCGCGATCCGCCGCGAGCATACTTTCCGCATCCACGAACGAGTGCATCTGCGGCGTCCCGCCCGCGCTCCACGGCTTGCCGTCGGGCGTCTTGTAGTCCCAGTTGCGGAAGTGCCAGATGTCGTTCGTCGAGATGTGCGAGGTCTTCGACGTCGGGTCGAACTTGTTGACGTACTCCCCAGTCTTGGGTCCGAGGCGAATGTCCGTGCCGGCATCGCGCGCCGTGCGGTACGTCCGCGCCTGCTGACCCGTGCGGACGCGATCGAGCGGCAGCCCGCGCTCGTAGGCGTTGTGACCCTGCAGCAGGAACCCGAGGTTCGTGTCAGGGTTCGCCTGCGCGCTCCACAGCCCAGCCTCCTGCGCGAAGAGTCGCTGACGCTCCGGGTTGTATCCGGCCGCCTCGACGACCGAGGCCTGCGCGCGGTCGTACCAGTCACCGCCCTCGACGCCACGCTCGACGAGCTGGTCGTAGTTCTCGCGCAGCTCGCGGAGCTGCTTGGGGCTCTCGACGCCACGCGGTGCGCCGACGTACTGGTCGGCCTGCCCGACCCGGCGCAGGTGCTCGCCGCGACGCGCGGCCTCGAGCGCGGCCTCGGGAGACATCTCGCGGAAGTTCGGGATCGCGCCGCCGCTTCTGGTCGCGCGCGTGATCGACTGGCCGGGGAGCAGCGCCTCGAGCGCCGCGGTTGCCTTCTTCTTTTTCTTCAGGGCGTCACCGACGACCCCGATCACCGGAGCCGAGGCGAGCAGGTTCACGGCGGCAGAGCCGAAGTTCCCGCGCGCCACATCCCGCCCAGCATTGCCGGCGGCAAGCACGTCACCTATCGGCGTGAAGTCGAGCGCGGTGCGGCCAAGGCTCAGCGCGCGGTCCAGTATCCCGGGCTCCTCAGGCTCGACCGGCATCGGCGTACCGGATGGCAGGCCGCTGATGGTCGGAACCGGCGGCCCCTGCGGCGGACCGGGACGCGAGACGCGCGTGGCGTCTGCGGGCATCCCAATCATCCGCTGCAGCGCTTCCAGCCTCCGGCGGCGCTCGAGTTCAATCGGATCTGGATCAGTCATCATCGAGAGCCACTCCCGAAGCTGCCACCGATACGCCCGCCGAGCACCCCGCCCGACGAGGGCCCGATCAGCGCCCGGAGGGTGCGATCGAGCGCGTTGGGGTCCGTCTGCAATCTCCGCAGGAAGTCCACGCCCTGCGGGCCGCTACGGGTCAGCAGCTTCGCCTGCTGCTCAGCCACTGCCCGGGTGTTGCCAGACATCAGGTTGAAGAGCGACTGCATCGCGGCCGTCTTCGGATCGAGCGGGAGACCCGCGCTCGAGGTCATCACGAGATCGCCCAGCCCGGCCAAGTTCTGCGCCGTCTGCGACTGGCCCGTGAGCCGGCGATAGGGAGCCGCGCCCTTCACCTCGTCGTCCACCACCCGCTTGAGGAGGTTGAAACTCTCCTCGTCCGGGAAGATCTGCCGAAGCCGGTTCTGCGCGGTGGGATCGGTGAGCACGTTAAGCGTCGAGACCGTGCGCCCGTCGCGCCGGCGGAGCGTCTCGGCGATCTGGTTCGCGACCCCGCGGCGGTACATCAGCAACTCGTCGGGGGTCATCGTCTGCACGAGATCGGCGAAGTCGTCGTCGCTGCCGAACTGGAAGCGCTTGCCGCGGTTGAGGGCGTCCATCAGACCCTGCTTCCCGGACCAGAACTGCCGGGCCTCGCGGTAGATCGGGACCTGCCCGTCCACCTCGGCGAGCAGCTTGTTCTTCGCGCCCGTGAGCAGCCGGACGAGATCGCCGTCAGGCTTGGCCCGGCCCAGCTCGCGGTTGATCTGAGCGTCCAGCCCGCGCTTGATGTAGTCAATGTCGCGGACCTCGATCGGGCGAATCAGCGCCAGCTCGCCGGTTTCCTTGCCCGCAGCGTCCTTCGCTGCCCCGAAGAGCGGCTTGAGCGCCGGAAGGTTGCCGTAGACCTCCTCGTCGAGCGTCGAGCGCCGCCAGCCCTCGGTCCACGCGCGCCGGAGGTCGCCGGTCGCCGGCGAGGTCAGCAGCCGGGCCGTGTCGTCGCTGAGCGCCACCGGGCCCGCGGTGAAGGCCTGCGTGTACATCTCGCGCGCGGGAGCCTTCCGGCTCTCGGCGATGTCGTCGAGCACCCGGTTGAGGTTTTGGATGCGCGCCCCGGAGAGCCGCTCGACCTGCTCGGAAAGCCGCCCAGCCAGCCCGGAGACTCGCTCCTGCGCGTACTGCGAGGCCACCCGCCGGCCCGGGCCCGGGACCAGATACGAGCTGTTGAGCAGCTCGAGGGTGTTCTCTTCGCCGGCGTCCACCACCGCAGCCGGCACCCCGCGAGCCTGCATCCCGGCGAGGTTCTCGGCCGCCTGCTCGGGGGTGAGCATATCGTCGGCGAGCTTCTGGGTGATGTTCTGCCGCGCGATCCGCTGCGCCCGCTCGTCGAGCGCCGGCACCGCGCGTTGCGCGAGGGCTCCCATCCGGCCGCCAGAGGCCGCCACGTCGCGGGTCACCTTTTCGGCCGCGTTCATCGCCCCCGTGCCGACCGCGCCGATCGCCCGGCCAGCCACCGGGAGGGCTCCACCTGCCGCGAGCCCGAACCCGGCCCCGATCGCGCTGCTGCGGGGCACGTCGCGCATCTCAGGGGCCATCCCAGCCCCCGAGGCCCCGCCGTAGGCCGCCCCGGTGATTGCCCCGCGGGCGACCGACGAGGGGAGCGAACGGCTGGCTGCAGCCGCGCCACCCGCCGGCCCGCCGAGCAGCGTCCCGGCGACGACGGGGAGCACCCCGCCGCCGATCTCGAGGGCCGTCGAGAGCTTAGGGTTGTCGGCCTGAAAGCTGGCCTGCTCGCCGCGGATCTGGTCGCGAATCTCGCGGTAGCTCTGCGGGCTGAAGGCAGAGCGGACGCCGGCCTCGATCTCGTCGCCGAACTGGGCCGTAAGCCCCTGTCCCAGTGAGCGGGCCGCGCCCTTCAGGAAACTCGGCTGCGAGAACTCCCGCTCGACCTGCGCGGTGATCTCGGCGTTGCTGAGAGACGGGTTGGAGGCCTTGATCGCCTCCCAGCGGTTAAACTTTGCGACCTGTGTCGGATCTGGCATCGGTTATCGCCCGTAGGGGTTGCCGGGGGAGCCGCCGCCAGTCGTCGTCGGCGGAGGGGCTGGACGGGCCGGGACGCCGAAGGCCCGCTCGTTAATCGCGCGCCGGCGGGCCTGCGCTTCACGCACTCCCTTGAGCGCGGTAAGCACCTGCGCCGACGTGCCACGGCCGCGAAGCTTGGCGATCGCCGAGGTCGGGTCGCCGAGGGCCTGCTCCATAATCGCGAGGTCCGGGCCGTTCAGGACCCCGAGCCCAGCCGCGGTCTTGTAGGCGATCTGGGCGCTGTTCAGCGCGGTCGTGATCTCCTGCAGCGCCGGGCCCGGGACGATCGTCGTCCCGTTGCGCTTGATGATCTCCTCGAGGTTGTCGAGCTCGTCCACGAGGATGTCGATCGCCGCGGTCTCCTTCCGGATGCTCTCGGGGATCTCGCGCACGGGCTGTCCGCCCGGGGTGCTGATCGGCCGGGTCTGGCCCGAGCGCGGGTCCACCTGCAGGACCTCGCCCGTCGCGTCGTCGCGCACCGTGCCCCAGTTGTACGGCTGCTGGCCGGGGGCCGTGCTCTCGCGCTGGATCTCCGCGGGGGTCATATCGCGCACCTTCCGGCGCGTCCCGTCCTCGAGGATGTCCACCACCGAGCTGGTGCCGAGATCCATCACCTGCGTCCGCGAGATGCGCTGCGAATCAGGCCGCACGATCTTGAGGATCTCGTCGGCCATCCCCTCCGGGCTGTCGAAGAGCACCGAGAGCTGCGCGATCTGATCGGCAGGAATCCCGCGCTGCCGGGCCGCGGTGAGGAAGTCCGTCTTGGCCTTGTCGCGCCGGCCTTCCGCGCTCCGCTCGTAGGGCTGGAAGTAGCGCTTCGACTTGCCCTCGAAGTCAGGCAGATCGACCGTGCGCCCGCGGCGCAGCCGGTCCTGTGAGCTCTGCGCCATCGCCGAGAGCACGTCCCCGGCCACGCCCATCCCCATCCCCGCAGCGCCCATCCCGGGCCCAGCCGCGGCAGACATTCCCGCGCCGGCGCGCCCGAGCTGGCTGGCCTGATCGGCGGCCGGCTGATACTCCTCGAGCCCGAGATCGAATGTCTTGAGCGCCATATCGCGATCGAAGGCGAGCTTCTGCATCGCGCGCTGAGCGTCCTCGCGCCGCTTCATTTCTTCCTGCTGTCGCTTCAGGATCTGCTGCTGCAGCAGGCTCTGCCCAAGGCTCTCGAGCCCCTTGCCCAGCCCACCCATTGCTGTCCAGTCCATCGGTTATCCCCCCAGCCCAAGGAGCTGCATCATCAGTTGATCCTGATCGCTCTGCAGCGAACGGTTGAACTGCGCCTGCGCCAGATCGTTGTTAAAGGCCTGCTGCCCGTAGCCCATCAGGCGATCGAGGTAGCCCAGCCCCTGCTGGTAGCGCTGGTCGCCAGCCTGCTGGCCGAACTGCGAGCGGGCCATCTGGTTCTGGAAGTCCTGCTGATCGAGGCCCGTCAGGAAGTTGAGCCCGCTGAGCTCGCGACCGAAACGATTCCCAGTGAGCGCGTCGTTTGCCTGCGCGAGCCCGAGCTGGTTGTTGAAGTTCTGCTGCCCGAAGCCGGCGTTCGCGTTGAAGAAGTTGAGCGCCTGATTGCCCAGCCCCATCTGGTTTTGGACGTTCTGCTGCCGGACGCCCTGCTGGAACTGGGCGTTGGCGAGCTGGTCCGCAAACATCCCGCGCGAACGATCAAAGCCCTGCTGCCCAAGCTGATTTTGAAACCCGAGCGCTGCCAAGTCCTGACCAAACCTCTGCGCGTCGCGCGCGCGGTTCTCGCCGGCCATCCCCATCTGGTCGGAAAAGCGACCACGCGCCCGGTTAAAGGCCTGCTCGTTCATCTGATTCTGCATATTGAGCGCGCCCATATCCTGCCCATAGCTCTGCGCCTGTCGCGCGCGCGCAGCCGCATCGAGCCCGAGCCGCGCGTCGAGATTTTGAAAGCCGAGGTTCGCGCCGGCCTGCTGCGTCCCGAGGAGCTGGTTAAGCATTCCGGTCGTCGCGCCAAGGTTGGCAGAGTCGCGCTGCATCCCCTGCCCGATCGCTGCGGAGCGCGCTGAGGCAAAGTCCGCCGCGGCCTGCTGCCCGAGGCTGTTGGCGAGCCCCTCACGGGCCGATCGCCGTCCGACGTTCAGATCGGCAAGCCGCCCGCCCTGAATGCTCGAGTCCGACAGCCCGCGGCCGGCCATTTCCTCACGCAACGCGGTCTCGCGCTGCGCGAACTCGTCGTCAATGTTCTGCCCGAGCTGGCCGTAGATTTCCTTCACCCGGTCGCTGGTGTAGGCCGAGGGGTTCGCGATCGATTGCGAGATCGCCTGCGAAACCTCGTCAGAGACCCCGCGCGAGCCCGAGCGGTAGAGGTTTGCCAGCTCGCTGGCCACGTCCAGTCCGCCAGCGGAAAGCGCCTGCGCGGTGAAGTTGGGCAGATCGCCCTGCCCCACGCCGCGCCCATACATACCGGCAACGTTCTGCGTCAGTCCGGCTGACGGAGCACCCTCGCTAGCGCCGTACATCTCTGGCATTCCGCCAGCCGGGGTGCGGCCGTAGAGGCCAGCAGCTTGATCCTGCGATACTCCGCTGCCCGGGTTCGTGTACATCGAGGGGGCAAGATTGCCGCCCGCGGTGTCAATAGCTCCGCGAAGACCGCCCATATACGAGCCTGAGTCGAACTGGCCCGGGTTGAAGGCCTGCGTCGGCATCCCAGTCACCGGGGCGTTCATCCCCATCAGCCCGGAGATGTTCGAGGCCCCGTACTGCCGCGTCCACGCCGGCGCGCTCGCCTGCGGGCCCATCCCGCCGAGCTGCGTCTGCAGCCAGTTGCCGACGTCGAAGTTCTGACCGCTTTGCGGCTGCTCCGCGGGCGTCATCTGCCCGGTCCACGGGTTGATCTGGCCGGGCTCGGCGCGCGTCGTGATCATCTCTTCCGGGCCGACTCTCATCACGCCCTGCTGGCCGCCCTGCGACTGCTGCTGCGTGCGCTGGTAGTGGGCCTCCATCTCGCGCCGGGAGCTTTCCGGCTGCTGGTTGTAGGCCTGCATCCAGCGCTTGAATCCCTCCGGGTCGGCGTTCGCGGCCTGAGGATCGACCCCCAGAGGCACCCCGTTCTGGCCCGGGACGATACGACCGCCCTGCGGCTGCTGCTGCGCGATGCTGATCTGTGGAGCTTGACGGCCCTGCGCCATCACCTGCTGCTCCGGCTGCTGCGCCGGCGGCGGGGGCGGAGCGGGACGGGCACGGCCCTGCCGGCGCATCTGGTCGAAGGTCGGCTGCGGCGCGCGCGGCGGGGCCTGAGGGCCGCCGGCGTCATTGCGCGTCGCGTAAGTCCCGGGCTGCATCGGGGCCTGTCTCATTGTCCCGTTGCCTTCGTAGTCATACGGACTGCCGGGAGGGGCTGCGCGCCTCGTGAACACTGCCTGCTCCTCGTAGCCCTGCACCCCGGCCGGGACCTGCGCTTGCGTTTGTTCCCGGCGGCGCTTCCGCATCTCCTCTTCGGGGTCCATCATCCCGCTCCGGCCCGCCGCGCCCACGTCACCTCCGTCCCACATAATGCTCGTCATTGCTTAGCGCCCTCCCGTCTGCCACGAGGGTGCGCCCGAGAACCGGCTCGCGGCCGCTGCCGCGCGCTGCATCCCCGGCGCGTTACGCATCTGCTGCTGCGCGAGCTGCATCGCCGACTGCATCATCCCCCACCCAGTCTGAGCCGGCGACGGCCCGTGGATTTGCGACCCGCCCTGCGCCCCAGCGCCCTGCCCACCGCCGAGCTGCGCGAGCTGCGCGCGGATCTGGTTGATGCGCTGCTGGATCTTCATCCGATCGTCAGCCTTCGTCGTCTGCCCGAGGAGCATCATCTGCTCGGCCAGCGCCGACTCGAGCTGGGTCTTCATCGGGCTCTGCGCGGAGTATTCGCCGGGGACGCCCGCCATCGAGGTGAGCCGCGCGATCGCCGCCTCGAGCTCAGGGTTCGCCATCCCGCCCGAGCCCGGGGTGTAGCCCTGACCGGCGCGCTGCATCGCCCCGAGCACGTCGGAGTAGCCGCCCGTGGCCTGCCCAGCGCCCGGGGTGGTGCCGCGGGTGAAGTCGCGGGCTTGGAAGGCTGCCGGAGCTGCCCCCGCGCGCGCGGCGAGCATCGCCGAGGCCCGATCGGCCAGCGGGGTGAGATTCGCCCGGCGGCGCATATCCGCGGCCGCGCCCGCGCGCTGATCGAGATAGCCGGCGCGGTTCATATTCGCGGTCTGCGCGAACTGGCGGTCGTCCTGCCCGACCTGCCCGAAGTTCATCCGCTGCTGGTTCGCCGTAGCGGCCTGATTGGCCTTGGCCTGCTCCTGCGCGCCCCTGTAGTTGCCGTAAGCGTTCAGGCCAGTTCCAACGCCTGTGATAATCGCGCCAATGGTTAACGGGTCCATCCGTCACTCCCCCCTGAATGTTGCGATGTCTACGGAAGCGCTGGCCCCAGCCGCTGTCCCAAAGTTAATCGTGCAGCCCGTCGTGCTCTTGCCCGTCACCCACACCGTCGTGCCCCAGTTGGGGGTCGCCACCACCCCGTAGTTCGTGTCCACCTCGGTGCGTGGAAAGCTGACCGCCACCGAGCTGGCCCCGCTTGTCACCGCCTGCGCGATGAAGTTCCCGGCCGACGTGAAGAAGCGCCGTCTGATCCGGAACCAGATCGCGTCCTGTCGAGCGTCCTGAGATGCCATCAGACTGCCTCGAGCGCCGCAATGCGCGCCTCGAGCGCCTCGATCCGCGTCATCGCCTCCTGCAGTGCGACCGCGGCCTTCATCAGCAAGATCGAGGACTTCACGCTCTTGGTCGTCCCGCCGTTGCCGTCCGGGTGCTCATCGACCAGCCCCGGCGAGGTCTGCTCGAGCTCCTGCGCCACCACACCCAGCAAGTGCGGGGCGTTCGGGTCCGCGGCGACGTCGGTCTTCATCCGGTACTTGCGGAACCGGATTGCCTTGATGTCGTTCCACTGGCTCGGGGCGTCGATGATGTCCTGCTTCAGGCGCTCGTCCGAGATGGTGCCGTAGACGCCGTCGTGGTTCGCAAGGTCACCGTCCGCGTAGATGTAGCAGCGGGCCGTAGTTGAATCGGCGCAGTACAAAAATGACGAAGCGTTGTTGTCTGGGCTCGACGCAGAAAACTCAACGATCAACCCCGGGCTACCGGCTGTGATTGAGGCGTTGCGGTTTCTAATAACCATCGTGTTCGTGTCGGCCGTCTGCGTAAACTCGTGATAGCCAAGCGTCGAAGAGCGATACGAGCCATCGGGCGCGACCTTGAGGAACCCATTCGCGGTGAACTGCCCCCGCTCGGTGCCGGCGGTGGCGAAGGCCATAATGTTCGCGCCGGGCCGATAGATGCCGGTGTCGGTATCGCTCGTGAACGTGATCCCGGGAGCCACAGCCGTCCCGTCGCTAAACGTGCCAGCAGTTGCGGACAACGCCGTTCCGGACATCGTAAGGCCTGAACCAAGCGTAATTTCCTGAAAATCCCCCGCGCCGGCCGCGGACCCACGCCCAAGCAACCTCGAGGCCGCACTAGCCTGTGCAAGATTTGCCAACGGCAAATCACCGGTCACCTGTGTTGCCAAGTCTACCGACGCCGCGGTGGCGAGCGCGCCTAGTCCAAGAGTCGTGCGCTGCGCGGAAGCGCTCGCGTCGTCAAGAAGTGCGCGTCCAGCGGCCGTGCAAGTGATTTCCTCCACAACCCCCGCGCCGGCGCTGCTACGCCCAAGCAACTTATCAGTTGCCGACACGTTTTGTATTTTTGCGTAACTAACTGCGCTGTTGTCAATCGTCCACGTCGCGCCAGATCCAGACACGGTAATGTCGCCTTTGTCACCATCAGTGCTCACAGGCGACCACGACAGCACACCCGATCCGTTGGTCTGCAGGTAATAGTTTGCGGTTTCGGTAGATGGGAACGTGTAGGTGCGACTGTTCAACCGAATCGTGCCGCCGACGATAACGTTTCCACTTGTGGTCAAACTTGAAAGTGTGCCGACTGACGTGATATTGGTCTGCGCCGCGGTTGTAAGCGTGCCCGCAACAGACGATGCGCTCACCGTCGTAGCAGTCAGCGTAGTGATGCCGCCGAGTGTTCCGGTAATGGTCGAGTTGCCAGTGACGGTGATGCCGCCCGAGGAAACTGTAAGCCCGCCGGCGATCGTACCGAGCCCGGTGATGCCCGTGTAGGCCCCGCTGAGACGAGCCGAAGGCAGCGTACCCGTGTCAATGTTGGCGGCGTCCATCTTGAGCCCCGCCCACGCCAGCCCCGTGTCGTAGTAGAGCTTCATCTGGTCGGTGACCAGCCAGACCGTCCCAGTCGTGCCAAAAACCGGTCGGCTCGCCAGCACGGAGCTCTGGATGTGGATCGTCGGGTCAGCGTCGTGCGCGTTGTACACGCCCCGCAGCGCGTTGTCGTTCGCGCGAACTTGATCCGCGTCGATCGGCGACTGCGCGTTCTGCGGATCGAGGAAGGACGACTGCTGATGTGAGCCTGTGGTTGCCATTAATACCGTCTCCCGTAGTCAAATCCGTCGATCTCCACCCGCGACCAGACCGACTGCGCGTCGCCGTCGTCGGTGAGGAGAATGTCGATGTACTGTCCGTAGCCGTTGATGCCAATCCGGTAGGGCCTGCTCGCGCCTGCGCCCCACGTTCCAAGGCCCCACGTCCCAGTGCCCCACTCTGCGATCGTGCCCGTATTGGGAAAGGTGTAGATTTCCGACCCATTGCCGGTTTTCCACTGGAAGCCTGCGGTAGCCGACCCCTTAAGAGTCACCGTTACATAGGCCCACTTGTAGGCCTTCATCTGCATCGTGTCGCCGTGGAACATTCGCTTGCAGCGCACGGCAAACGAGAACGCCGTCCCGCCCGCCCCGCCTGTAGGCACATTGTCCTTGTAAATCCCGACCTTGTCGGCCTGCTTTACAAAACTGGCCTCGTCGCCAATCAACACGATCGGCTGCTTCTCGGCGTCGATCGCTTCCCACATTGCCGTGGTAGCGGTCGGCGAGATGAGCCCGCCAGTGCAGGCTCCCGTCCACGCCTGCAGCGCGTAGTTGTAGCGGTAGAGCCCCAGCCCGGGCAAATACCACCAGACCTCCTTCCCGGCCCGGTTGTGCACCCCGATGACACCGCTGGTGTTCGACAGATCAAGCTGCTGAATAACCGTGTCGATCTTTAGGCTGATCGGAGCGACGCCAGCTTCCGTGGCAACATAGAAGCCGCGGTCGGAGAGGAAGTAGACCGCCTCGGGCGTGTTCACGATCGAGCGCGTGGCGATCGCCCCGACGTCGGTCGTCACACCCTGCGCGCCGGCCGCGATCGCGATGTCGTCCTGCGTGAGCCCCGTGAAGCGCGAGATGCCCGAGACGTGGAAGACCAGCAGGCTCGAGCGGAAGGCCGCCAGCCCCGTGATGTTCTGGTCGCCGAAGGTCCGGATGACGGCCTCGCCGCCCCCAGAGCCGGCGTTCCCGAGGCTGTCGCCGTTGTTGAGCGCGCTCCAGTAGATCTTTTGGTCTACGCCCGTGCACCCGAACAGGCGCTGGTTGTAGACCGCGAGGCTGGTGATCCCGCCCGGGGTGCTCGCCAGATCGGTGGTCAGGGAGGTCCCGTTCCACTTGTTCAGGCTCAGCGTCGCCCCGCCGTCGGCGATATAGACCACCTCCCCGGAGCCGTCCCGGAAGGAGGCGAAGGCCGGCGCGCCGGTGGTGGCGAAGCCTGCCGAAGGGGTTCCCGTGCGGCTCGTCCACGTCGTGGGAATGCCGTAAGAGGCCGTGTAGAGCGTCCCGTTGGCGATCGCGAGGAGCTGCTGCGTCCCGTTGTCCCTGAGCCACGCGAAGCCGTTCTGCACATCTGCCGTTCCAGACAGCCCGGTGTCCATCAGGCGCTGTGTCCCGAGGCGCTTGGAGATCGCTCCGTATTCGGTCAGCACCGCCTCCTCGGCCCGGCGCACCTCATTGGGGGCAAGCGCGTCCTCGTCGTAGGAGAGGTTGAGCCCACCCCGGAAGTCCCCCTGCGCGTCCCGCAGCGGTTGGCGCGGCATCAGCCGACCGCCCCCCAATCGTACTTATCGTCCTGATAGCCCATCCGCAACGGGCGCACGGCCAGCCGGCCCACGTCCTGATGCATCCGCTCGCGGAGCAGCATCGCGTTCTGGCGCATCTCGGCGGTCAGGTTTGACTCCGCGGCCCCCTTCATAAACATCGAGGCGGCCGTCTCGTAGGCGAGGATCAGATCGTAGCCGTCCGGGAAGACGACCGTCGAGCTGTCAGAGGCCAGCAGATCGGAGCGCTGCGGGAGGTGGTTTACGGTCACCGTGACCGTGTTCCCCTGCGCGGCCGGGATGAGCTGGATCTGGTCGCCGTACTCGTACCAGACCTGCGGGAGGCTCACCTCGGTCGGCGAGACCGGGTAGTCCTCATACTTGGCCGGCTGGTAGAACAGGTTGCCCTGATAGACCGTCTGGATGCGGTAGAAGGTCTGGGTGCTGTCCCCCGTGCCGCTGTTCAGGTCGGTCTTGAGGAAGCGCCCGTCGCCGTCCGTCGTGACCGAGCGCTGCCCGACCCGGAGCATCTTGTTGACGTTCAGGAGGTCGCGCCACTCACGCCAGTGCACCTCGCCGAGGAGCTGGTTCTTGAGCAGCGTCCCCCAGCGCGGCGAGTTCTCCGTGTCCGCCATCTGGTCGATCAGCGCCAGAAGCTGCGCGCGCGTCATACTCATTCGGCCTTCCTCCGCTTCTTGCCTTCACCGACGCCGTACACCATCGGGTGAGCCTTCTCGAGCCCGAGCTGCACCTCGTACTCGTGCTTGCTGGTCCGGGCCGTCTTCTCTTCCTGCTCGATCATAAAGCGCTCGATGTGCTTCTCCTTCACCTCGGCGTTGGTCTTTACGATCTTCTGCACCTTCGCCGCGGCCTCCTTGCGCGCATCGCCCACCGGCCGGAAGTAGCGCTCCACGAACCCCACGGCCTCCTCGGCCGAGCAGTCCGGTGGCAGCATCGCCCGGAGGTCGAAGGCCAGCTCCCGCGGGAGCTCCCCGCTGTTCACGCGCGTCCAGCGCGGATCGTGCTCCGCGTAGGTCTCGATAATGCCCCAGTAGGCACCGGCTGCGCTCGGCACCCACTTGAGCGAGAGCCGCGAGTCGATCTGCTTGAGCTTCTTGACCGCCTCCTGCGGCGGCACCGGCTCGCCATACGGCGTGATCAGCATCGTGTCGTCATTAAGGGTGGATGGGGTGCGCCCGGGCGTGGCGCGCACCCCGCCAGTCTTACTGCATCACCAGCAGCTCGGTGTTCACGATCAGATCGTCGGGCTGGGTCGTAACCGTCCCAGAAGCCGTGATCAGGAACACCAGCGTGTCGCCTGTATCGAGCGTCCGCTGAGCGTCCGTCAGGGTCGTCAGGAACGACAGCGCCGTCCCCTCCTTCGCCGTCAGGGCCTCGAGATCGACCGCGCTCGTCAGGGTGACGTAAGCGTTCGCCGAGGCGTCGTACTTCCGCAGGATCGCGGTAATCGTCCCACCACCGATCGGGACGGTCTCTGCCGAAACCACCGCGGCGTTGACAAACGTCTTCGCCGGCGAGGCCCCGAGGCAATGCTCCGTGTCGCCAGACGCGGTAATGTTGCCCTGAATCCGCCCGGTGAAAATCGTGGAGCTCAGCCCGAACCGACCCGGCTTCGGCATAAAGAATCGGAACATCTAATAGTCTCCTTGACTGGGAGTGGGCAGGCGTCCCCACCCACTCCCCATCAGTTCAGGTTAGACGACCGGCGTGTAGCGCGCGGTGTCGGTGTACCCGGTGATCGAGCCGTGCGCGTTGCGCTGGAACGTCATCAGGTTGAAGTAGACCTTGAAGCTGGTCTGGAACGCATCGCGGCCGTCGATGAACCGGACCGCGCCGCTGTTCTCGTACTGCACCGGCGACCAGTCAGCCGCATCCACCCACGCAAGCGAGGGCTTGTGGATGCAGTAGACCGTGCCCGCCGGCTGATACTCGTCCGCCACGAAGGCCATATTGTGCAGCTTAAGGGCCTTGTAGCCGCCGTTGAGCTCGAGCTCCTCGCCGGCCGTGACGTTGAAGCGGCGCTGCGCGAGGAAGCTCTCGATGAACTTCTGCTGCAGGCCGTAGGTCCCGATGAGCAGGAACTCGTCGGGGTTGGCGAGCGGACGCTTGCCGGAGCGCGCGCCGATCGTGGCCGCGAGCTTCCACACGTCCATCTCGTTCGGGGCCGTGGCATCATCCGTGTCCGTGCCGGCGACGAAGCGCGTGGCATCCCAGCGCGCCGCGGACGACGACGAGATCCCGTGGAGGGTCTGGTAGGCGTTGCCGCGGTTGGTGATGTTGATGAGCCCGTTCGCGTACTGGTTGTACGCCGTATCGTTGGCCGTCGCGGCGACGATGATGTCCGTGCCGGTCGTGCCAGCGACCGTGGTTGAAAGCGTCAGGGTGACGTTGTCGCCGCTGTTCGAGACCGCGGTGACGGTCGCCTTGCCGCGGAGCGTCGCGCCGGTCGCGTCGAGCACGGCGATGAACATCCCCGGGTACAGCCAGAGACCGCCCTGCCCAGCGCCGCTCACGCCATAGGGCGAGGTCGCGACGATGGTCGTCGGCGGGCCGGCCGTGTAGCTCGAGACGACCGCACGGATGCCGAGCGCGTTACCGTGAACGTGCTCCTGCATACCGAGCTGCATCGCCCCGTCGATCTCCTCGGTGATCTTCGCCTTGAGGGAGAGGAAGGCGGCCTGCTTGGACTGCGTCCCCACGATTGCGAGGTTGTCGAACTCGCGCGTGACGTAGAAGCGCTTGATGCCGACATTGCCCTGCACCTCGGTGGTCTCCGAGCTGTTCGGGAGGTAGCCGGCGTCAGACGCGCCCCAGTTCACGGGCGGGGTCGTGACGACGTCGAAGTACACATTCTTGCCGCCCCACTTGAGGTTCCGCATCCCGCCCGGGCCTTCCTTCTTGATCTGCGCGAAGAGGACCGTGGAGATGGGGAAGAGCGACTGACGGATGTCGGCATACACGTTCTTCAGGTTGCCCTGAAGCTCGGTATCGGTGATCAGAATCGGGTTAGCCATTGTTCAGTTGTGTGGTTAAAAGTCCTGCCAGTTGCGCCCGAGGATGGCCTGCTTGGCCTCCTCTCGGTTGCGTGGCTTAGGGCGCGGCGGGGGAGCGTCAGGGGCGGCCTTGCCGTTCGGAGCGAGCTGTCGCCCCACGGACTGCACCACCGTCTGCGCCTTGCGCCGTTCGGTGTCGAGTTGAGTTCTGCGCTGAGTCTCGGCCTGTGAACGCTTGGCCGCTTCCGACTGTACCCACTCGCGGAAGGGGCCGTTCAGGTAGGCCTTGTACTCGGGAAGCCGCTCCGGGGGGATGATGCCGTTGACCAGCAGCGGGGCTGTGTCAAGGGCGATCCGGCCCATCTTGGCCTCCAGTGAAACCTCGGGGAAACCGGCCAGCAGGTCGTCCTGCACCGGCTTCACCTCCTGCGTGTAGTACGAGAGGATCACGTTTCGCCGCTGGGCCTCTTCCTGCTGGGCGCGTCGGGTCGTGAACTCGTACTCTCGTTCGGCCTCGATACGCCGGAGACGCTCCTCGGGCGAGTTCAGCCGATCCCACTCCTCCCGCCGGGCGAGATAGCGGCTCTCGTCGGTCAGAAGCTCGAGGTTGAGGGCCCGCTGGGCCTCCAACTCCGACTCCATCGACTCGAGGCGCTGCGCCAACTGCGGGACTGCCTCACGGTACTGCTTCACTTCCTCGCGGAACTGCTGGCCGGCAACGCCGTCGCGGGCCATCCGCACCAACTCAGCGGGGGACTTGAGGTAGATCTTGTCCCCAACTTGGAACTGCAGCTTCACATCAGGGGCCGCGGCGTACTTGCCGTCAGGCGTCCGAACCACCACCCGGTTCCCACCCTCGCCGATCACCGCCTCAGCGGGCGGCTCGCTCAGATCGAACTCGGGCTCAGCGCTCGTTTCTGCGCCCTCAGAGCTTTCACCCTGCCCAGAGGCACCCTCAGCGCCCTCGAGGGCCTCTGCTGGGCTGCCAGAGCCCTCCGCGGGGGCGTCTCCGCCCCGCTGGGCGACCAGTTCGGGCTCTTCCTTCCAGTCCTGCGACAGGATCTGGGCCCGGACGTCGTCCCGGCGCACGATCTGGGGCGCGGCGGGCTCAGCGGGCGGCTGGAAGGCCTCGTTAATGGCGGTTTCTACGGCGACTGCGGTCTCGGACATTGCTCCCTCGGGTAGATGAAGGCCCCTAGATCTGCACCGGGGCGTTCGGTGCGGCAGATTCACCCGTCATCGCGACCGGAGCGGTGGCGATCGGCGGGTTACTGCCAAAAGTCGGGGTCTGATCCGGGGGAAGAGGGGTCCCCGTCGGAGCGCCCTGCTCAGGCGAGCCCTGTCCCTGCGGCTGGCCCTGCGGTGGCGCGCCCCCTTGCTTCTGACTGGCCTGATTGGCGAGCTCGATCCAGCGGGCCTTGGCGGCCTCGCGCACGTCGGGCTCGATGTCAGCGGCCAGAATGATGTCTCGCTCCAACACGTCCTGATTGATCGACTCGTCGTCCTGCCACTCGATCGTCTCGACCTGCTGCCGCATCCGGATCTGCTCCGCGACGCGCTTGGCCTTGGCTTCCTGCACCTCGTTTGGGTTCGCCGAGTCGGCCGTGTAGGCCATCGGGCGCAGCCGGCGGTACTCCGCGGCGTCGATCACGCCCTTCTCGAGGTCCTGCTCGAGGAGGTAGAGCTTGAGGGTCCGCGGCATCGGCATCAGCGTCTCGGGATCGACGTAGACGTCCACCACCCCGTCGAAGTCCACCGCGCTGAACTCTCGCGCGAGGTCCGGGCGGTTCCCGCCGATCACCCCGATCAGGCGCGGCATCTGGTAGCCCCAGCGCATCCACGCCACCACGCACTCGGCCCACTGCCCCATCGACTCGGAGACCGCGTAAACGAACGGCGCGAAGGTCCGCTCGAGCTGCTCGCGGATCGCGAGGATCGCCCGGCCCGACTGGTCCGTCGAGTACTGCCCGCGGGCGTTGTCATTCCACCCGCTGCGGTCCTCGAGCTTCTTCGTCTCGAGCTTGAGGAGCTCCTTCGCGTCGCTGCCGAGCGAGAAGCCGTTGATCGGCTGCAGGGTCTCACTGATTGGGGCCGAGCCGCGCACCTCGATCACCGAGGTCTGGCCGCCCACGAAAGTCTCGCCGACGATCGCCCCAGTCTTCGAGACGAACCGCCCGCCAGCGTTCACCCGGACGCTCTCGATCCACTTGGAGAGGATCATATTCACCCGCATCTGCGGGCCGATCCACTCGTTCATCCGCGGCGTCGGATAGAAGCTGGGGTCCGCCGAGCCGTCCGAGATCCGGACGATCGGCACCCGCCCGCAGATCAGTCCCGCGGGCCCGAAGACCAGCTTTTTGCCCACCACCACGCAGGTCAGGCCCTCGGGGAGAGCCTCGCTCTTATCGCAGAACAGCGTGAAGCGGTCCACCGTGCGCTGATCCTGATAGAGCGGGTTCTGCGCGAAGCGATAGTTGTCCGACTGGAAGGCCTGATCGCCGACGAAGTACTCGTCCATCTCGTCCGCAACCTCAGGCCCGTAGAGCGCCACGGCCTGCGCGAGCGGCATCACGTCGCGCAGCACCCAGTACATCGGCTTGTAGGTCGCGGTCGCCTCCGCGGAGACCCGCACCTGCTCGATCGTGTAGACCTTCGTGTTCACGTCCCCGATCGGACGCGCCGGCCGGCCCTGCACCAGCTCCTCCCACGGGCCCGCCTCAGCGTCCCAGTAGGTGAGCAGGAAGGCCACCCCGTCCGTCTGCGCGTAGAAGGCCGCCTCGGCCATCTTCCCGCGCATCTTCTGACGGTGGTACTGGTACTCGGTCGCCATCTGCATCGCCGTCGCCTTCCGCTGGCGATCGGGATCGGGGTTCGTCGGGTTGAACCGGAACCCGGGGCGCTGCTCGGAAAGCACCTGCAGCGACCAGTCGAGCGCCGGCCCGATCTGGTTGTCCACGGCCCGCACCGCGTCCTTGGGCATCGGCGGCTCGCGCCACGCCCCGCGGTTAGCCGTGCTCGAGATCCACTGGATGCCCTGCCGGAAGAGCCGGTTGCGCTGCGCGTTAAACACAGCGTCCTGCGAGCCGGCGCGGTGCGCCTCCCAGCGGTTCTTCACCCAGTCCACCCAGTCGTCCTCGGTCTCCTCGCCCGCCTTCGCCAGCGGGAAGTCCGAGCCGTAGGTCGCGCGCAGCGCCGAGCGCTGCTCCTCGGCCATCTCCTCGGGCTCCTCGGCCTCGATCGTGATCTGGCCCATCTCCAGCTCGGCCTCGACCGGCTGGCCGTCGATCACCAGCCCCTCGAGCTCGTTCCGGTTCGCCTCGAGGAAGGCCTGCTCGAAGAAGGGGTCCATCAGCGCCCCCTCAGGCAGCACCATCTCCTCGTCCATCCCGCCCATCGTCGGATCGCTCACAGCCCGGCCCTCGTCTGCGACCAGCCGGCCGGGCTACCCTCGGCGACGGTATCCAGCCGCTGCAGTTCAGCCCGCACGGCGTCCCAGCTCTTGTGACGCCCAAAGAGTTCCTGAATCAGCCCCTTCACCTGCTCGCGCGCCCACGGCTCGGTCTCGCGCGTGAAGCGCATCTGCAGATCCGCGGGGATCTCCTCCGGCTCGAGGTTGGCCGCGAGCCGCTTCTCCTCCATCGCCAGCCGGCGCTCCTCGATCGCGAGCTTGCGCTCCTCGAGGGACCGCAGGCCCTCAGCCTCGACGCGCTGCAGCACCAGCCGCTCCCGCAGGAGGACCAGCCCGCCCACCGCCACGGCCGCGAGCGCCAGCTCGGCGATCACTCCGCACCTTCCGCGTCGGTCGGCACCGTCTCCGGCTGCGGAACCGTGTAGGTGATCTTCACCAGCCCCTCATCGGTCGGGGCCAGCGTGAACTCCGCCCCCTCGGGCAGCCCGGCGTCCTTGCAGGCGACCGCGATCGTGTCCGTGAACGCCGCGTTGGCGAACTCGATCAGCGCGTTGCGCTCGAGCTCCTTGCGGGCGATCAGCGCCGAGACGGCGGGGGTCAGCGTGACTTCGTGCACCGGAGACGCTCCGTCTTACGGGTTGAGGAAAGTCTTGCCCTTGAGCACCACCGTACCGACCACGCCAGAACCCAGCGCGCCCACGGTGACCTCGGCGAGGTTCCCGGCCGTGATCTGCAGCGGCGGGGTGTAGTTGTGGATCAGCGGGGCCTGCGCCGCGGCCGGGATCTGGAACTGGTCGATGACCGTCGTCCCGTCCTTGACCTGCACCGTCACCGCCCCGGCCGGCTGCGCCGACATCGAAAAGCTGATCCCGGTCACGAAGTGCTGCTTCCCGGCCGCCGCGGCCTGCGTCGCCGTCGCGGTCGCGTTCGTCTTGCTGTCCACGACCGTCCACGTCGTGGGAGCGAAGGCCTTGTCTTCAAAACGTGGCATCTACACGAGCTCCAAAATGGGTTAGTAGTTCACGATCGAGGTCGAGGAGTCCCCGCCCTTGCGCGGGATCGCCACCAGACCGACCCCGCCACCGCCAGACACCGAGGGGGCGATCGCCCCGAGCACCAGCACCGCGGGCTCCACCGGGATGAATCCCAGCACCGCGGGAGCCACGGCCACCAGATCGAGCGAGACCGGGCTCACCGCCACGCTCACCGTGGACGTCACCGCGGGAGGCATTGCGACCTCGCTCACCGTCACCGCCGGCACCGCCACGATCAGCCCAGAGGCCACCGAGGGGGCCACCGCGGCCAGCACCAGCCCAGTCGGCGAGACCGAGACCGTCACCGAGCTGCTAACCGCCGGCTCGACCGCGGCCACCGTCACCGCCGTCGGGGGCACCGAGACGCTCGCCGTGCCGGGCACCACCGCGGGCGAGACCGCCAGCATCTGGATCGCCACGGCCGCGACCGAGATCGTCTGCGATCCGCCGCCCTGCGTCTGGAGGAGGGTAAGAAACGTCATCGGCGATTAGATCGGGCGGTACCACCAGATACGAAACGGGTGCTCAGGATCGCCGTCCTGCACAATCGCGAGCTCGTTCTGAGGCTCAGGGCGCAGCGCCTTGGCGGCCTCCGCGTCCTCGAGGGTCGCATACGCGCCCAGACAGATTTCAGGCATCAGCGTCATCCTTTGTACCCGTTGAGGCCCCTGATCTCGTACATCGGCAGCTCGACGATGTCGTCCGTGCGGAAGTCATCGTTAAAGGTCATAAAACTTGCGCCCACAAGACCCTGCTGAAAGTTGTTGTAGTCAAAGTCAAACGTGCCCGCGCCCATCGTGCCGACGTTGATCACAGAGACCGTAAACTTGATCCGGTCGCCTGCGCTGAACGTCGTCGAGGTTGGCGTGATGCTGGCCGTTCGCACCGCTGACGTCGTACCGGCCTCGGCACCAATCACACGCCGCGTAATCATCGTGGACTGCACCGTCCCGGCGTTGTTCGTCCGATCGACCTGCAGCGCGATGCCGGCGTTCACCGTATTGGCCGACTCGCGGCACCAGAGGGAGACATTCGTCAACAGCGAGATCGTCACCCCTTCCGTCAGCGGCTCGCTGTACCACGTCAGCACCTGCCCGCCGGCCGTGGCCGTGATCTGAATGTTCGTCCCGCCCGACGTCGTGGTGGCCGTCGCCGTGGCGCGCGGACGACCGATGCGCTGCGACATCGCACGGTCGCCAGCTCCGCCCAGCGTGGAGCTCAAATTACGAAAGTAGAGCGTCGTCGCCACGTTTAGATCTCGTAGCCCCAAACGTTGATCGTTACCGACTGGGCGTTCGTCGTGGTCACACGCAGAACGTAGTTCTGCGATCCGCGAATCGGCGTTGGGTAGGCCATATAGAGCCCCGGCTTGTTCGTGTTGCTGGGGGCCCACTCGCCGTCGAAAACCGCTTGATCTGTGCCGCGAGTGTACGTCGTATCGCCCGACGCGCCGAACCACACGACGCAAGTGCCCGCTGTCGTGCCGTAGCTTTGAATCTGCAGCGCCGTGATGACCACGGAGAAGTTGCTGGCCGGGGTCCACAGCGCGGTGCCGGTCTGCGCCGACGTAAACGTCGCGCAGTCGTTAATGGTTGAGTGCGCCCGCACCCGGTCCCACGTTGACCCGTTCCACTGAAAGTGCCGGGCCTGCGTGTGCAGCGTGTTGACGGCGTTCGACTCGGCATCCGTCGAGCTGGTGTCCACGGAGATGGCGTCACTGCCATTGCCAATCGTGACCACCGCGTTCGTGATGTTGGCATCGGTCTTCAGGTTCGCCGCCGTGCTCTGCACGACCGTGAAACTGCCCGTGCCCGCGTTGGCCGTCACCGTGCCTTCGACCGTCGCGTTCAGATTGGCGGCCGTGGCCTGCACCACGGTCAGCGAGCTGTTCGTAATGTTCGCGTCAGTCTTCAGGTTCGCCGCGGTGCTCTGCACCACCGTCACGTTCCCCGAGACTCGCGTCACGTCCACATCCAGCCCGTTGCTGTTGTCCCCGGGCAGATCGACCACCGTCCGCGAGCCCTCCGAGCCCGAGACCAGCACGGGACGCACGAGCTGCACCAGCGACGTGTCACCCGAGTAAGTGACCTCGTCCGCTGAGACCGTTGCGCCCGTGCCCGGGGTGTAGCCGACGTTGTCAGTCATCAGACCGTCGAGAACTGGATGATGCCCTGCGCGTCGAACGTGAAGGCAATGTCGCCCCCGTTCGTGGCCGTGTCCGTCACGTCGAGGTAGGCGATCAGCCTTGAGGTCGTGTCATTCGAGCCGCCCTCCTTGATCAGCAGCATCGCCGCGATCGTCGCCCCGCTGCCCAGCGTCGTCCACGTCAGGTTGCCAGCGCTGAACTCGGCCCGGTTGTTGGGCTGATCCACCACCACCGTCTTGGAGGCCAGCGACTTGCGCCCTGAGCCGCCCCAGCCGCCAGTGTAGCCCGAGACGCTGATCTCGGCGTCGAGCGGATCGTTCGCCCCGCCGTTGTCCACCACCAGATCGGAACGCGCCGCGCTGTACTGCGAGGTCACCAGCATCGTTTTGATGGTGTCCGTCAGCAGATCGATCGTCCCGTCGGCCAGCTCCTGCGCCGCCTTGTTGTATACGAAGCTTGGCACTACGCACGCCCTCGCAGAGTCAGAGTCCCATCCGCCATTATCTCGAGATCGGCCTCGAGCACCTGCACCTCAACAGGCACCGGCCGACCATCTATCGACGCCTCACGCACGAAGGTCAGCTTCCCCTTCGCGTCCGCGGCCCCGCGCTGCACCCACGAGAACCCGCGCCACACCAGCACCCGGCCCTCGGCCGGCTTCGGGCCCTCCTGCAGCGCCACGCCCAGCACCACCGGAGCCTCGCTCGAGGCCTCCGCGGCGGGCTCCGCGATCCCGAACAGCCGCTTGAACCAGCTCACCATCCGAACTGCCCCTCCGGCCCCTGCGGCCGGTGCGTGTATTCCACCGTGATCCCGCGCTGCCGCTCCAGCATCGGCGCGAACGGGTCGTCCTCGTCCTTCCCCGTCGAGACGTTCACGAAGCTTTTGAGCGCCTGCGGCTCGAGGGTCTCGTAGCCACCAGAGGCCACCCCGTACCGGAAGCAGTCCGCCCCGTCGTCCCCGTTGAGCCCCCGCTCGTCCGCGTCGCGCTTTGCCGGCACGTCGAGGTTGAGCGGATCAGGCACCAGCCTCGAGAGCTCCTCGAGCACCCGCCGGTTACCGTCGGTCTTCACGATCTTGAGCGAGACCGGCGCGGTCCCAGACAGCAGCCGGCGCACGGCCTTGGCCCCCGCGGCCCGGTCGATGTTGGCCCGGCCCAACGCGATCCCGTAGCGATCGAAGATGTCCGCCACCGACTCGACCGCGGCCGAGTGCGCCATCCGCTTGGCGAAGGCGTCGTGCCCGGCGTAGACCTGACGCAGGCAGCGCGGATCGGCCCAGCCGCGGATCTCCGCGGCCTGCTCCTCGTCGTGTCGCTTGTGCAGGTAGAGCGTGTCGAGCAGGTAGAGCGTGTTGCCCACCCGGGCGAAGGTCGAGAAGGCCGCCGGGTGGCTGTAGCCCCAGTCGTAGCTGCCCCAGAACTCGGCCCACTCAGGCAGCGAGAAGACGTTGTCGGTGCGATCGAGCGAGACGAGGAAGCGATCCATCCCCTCGGGGCCCAGCAGCTCGGGGTAGAACCGGCCCCCGCCGGCCACCAGCAGCGCGTCGAGCTCCTGCTGGGCGGTGAGCGAGCCCTCGGGGTACTCGGCCCGCAGCGCCGCGATCACGGAGCGCGAGAGGGTCGGGTTGTCCTCGGTGCGGTTGTGCCACGCGGACCACTCGGAGCGCTGCCCCCGCTCGATCTCCTCGGCCAGCAGGTTGAACCAGCTCGGGACGCGCTTCTGCTGGTTCCCGTCGTGCCCGCCGTTGGGGCTCGAGATCAGCAGCAGCCAGCCGTCGCGATCGACGAGGGTCGGCATAATGACCGCGCCCAGCGCGTACTCGAGGTCGAGATAGCCCGCCTCGTCCACGATCACCCCGTCGAAGCGCCGGCCGCGGACGCCGTCGATCGCCTCAGCCGATCGAAGCTCGAGCGAGCCCAGCCCGCTGATCTCGATCCGGCGCTCGCTCTTCCAGACCGCCACCCCGGGCAGGCCCTCGAACCGCGGCAGGATCTCCTCACGCCAGATCGCAGCCGACTGGGGGTAGTCCGGGCTCACCCAGAGGATGTCCCCGCCCTGCAGCGCCCCACGCAGCGCCGGCAGGCCCTGCTTGTCACGCGGTCCGTGACCGTCAGCGGCGGCCAGCAGCGCGGCACGGCTCTTCCCCGTCCGTCGCCCGGCCCGCCAGAGCTTGCGCTTACTGGCGCTGTTCAGCACAGGCCGCTGGTGGGGAAGCGGTGCCGGTAGGTAGAGGGTACCCTCTGCCCCGGGGGCTGGGATCGCCGCGACGCCCATCAGCCCCGATCCCCGAGGCTGGTTTCATCACGCCGCACGACGGTGAGCGAGAGCCCGCCCTCGATCGCCTGCGGCTCCTTGCCGTAGCCCCGCTCGGTCACGAACTCGAGCGCCCGCAGGTACTGCGGGTGGCCCGGATCGGACAGGATCGCATCGAGCCCGGCCACCGTCTCCGGGCGGCTCGCCAGCTCGCGCAGCAGGGCCCGGAACTCGTCCCGCGGCCGTCCCCCCGTCCCCGGCTTGGGCCCCTTGCCACGACGCGGATCAGGCCCGCGCTTGAACGGAATCAAGCCCGAGCCTCGCCCCTTCTTTTCACGCTTTGGCGCAGAGTTATCCACGTTGGCCGTGTTGAACCTGTGGGGAGTTGTCCCGAAAATACACCGATGCGGTGGCAACGCAACCGTTTGTGGAAAAACCCCGAACATTAAGAGAACATTAAGATATTGTAACAGCGTTCAACACCTATTGTGTGGAATGACTACCGGGTGAGTATTCACTGTGTCGGCAATGACGCCGGCCACCGCAGGAGACCAGCAATGCAGAGCACAGAGACCACCCACTTCGGTTCGACCATCGGCTTCGACGACTACATCGACGCTGGCTTCATCTATCGCGAAGCCGCCCGCGACCGCGCCGAGGAGCTCAAGCAGGAAGAGAACCGGGGCGGCGAGGACGCCGTGTATATGGAGCACGAAGACCTCCCCTTCTAACGACTAATCGACGCGAACACACCACCGGGCCGCGTGGAGCGGCCCTCCCACCACAAGGAGATCAGCAATGCAGAAGATGATCGAGCGACTCACGAAGGCCGCGAAGAAGGTCCACCCCGAGTGCGAGGTGGAGATCTCGAGCACCGGGCTCGTCGAGGTCCTACTTCCCGAAAACTGCGGGCTCCGCTGGACGGCGACCGAAGGCACGATGCTGGTCGCGTCCGCGGATATGTTCGGGACGCTTCGCGAGGCGGTGCGCGAGACGCTCGCCGACATTCGCCTCGGCACCTACACCATCTAACCCACCCTACCACCACACCGGGCCGCGTGGAGCGGCCCCCACACCTCAGGAGACCAGACGATGAAAAAGACGATGAGCCTCTTCGGCCGCCACTACCAGATCTGCTACGACCGCTCGAACAAGGTCTGGTCGGCGCTTGATCTCGAGACCAGCGAGGTGATCGCCACCGAGCCCACGCGCGACTTGGCGATCTTCTTCCTCGGTATGCACGTTCAGGCTGCCCAGACCCGCTAACCCACCACAGGAGACCAGAGAATGATGACCCCAGAGCAGCGCCACTACCTCGGCCTGATCCGCGCCTCGCTGATCGTGACCGCCGCCACCGGCCGGCCCACCGCCCCCTCCGTCCTCGAGCACTGGGTGCGGAACCTCGACCTGCTGATCGCGATGGATACGGCCCCCGCGGAGGTGGCCGAATGAGCACCTACACCGTTCGCCAGACCTTCCAGTATCCGGCGTGGAATGAGGTCAACGGCATCCCCTACACCGTCGAGGCCTCGAGCAAGTCCGAGGCGATCCGGAAGGCCCGGCGTGAGGCGGAGCGCTGCGGACACGACGGGACCCAGAAGGGCCGCCGCACCTTCAAGGTGATCGCGGAGGTGGCCGAATGACCCCCCACGGGACCGCGCAGCGGATGCTCGAAAAGTACCACCCGCTCGTCGCCCTCTCGCTCGTCTCGGCGTGGAAGGTCGCCGCGGACGCCGGGCTGGACGTCTACAGCGAGCAGGGGGAGGAGGCGCTGGCCGAGCAGGCGGAGCGCCGGGCGAACTTCTGGGACGCCGTGGGGCGTTCACTGGCGAGCGAGCTGTGAGACCGCGCCCCGACGCCAAGTACACCCACCTGAAGGCCGGGCACGAGCGGCGGCTGCTGTTCCGGGCCCTGTGCGGGAAGGTGGTGCGGCACTCGAACATCGCCACCCCGGACGAGGCCTCCTGCCCGAGGTGCCTGATCGAGCTCCTGATCCACACCCTGCCGCGGGTGACGAGTGACTGACCACCTCACCTGCTTCCTGCTCGGGGTCCTGTCCGGATCGCTCGTCGCCTTCGCCCTGCTCGTCCTGCTCGCCCTCCGCAACCGGCGGCGCTTCCGTCGCCAGATGACCCTTCCTTCCCACTGGAGACCGCTGTGACTGATCCGATGGAGCTGTACCGGGCCGAGAAGGCCAAGCGCGCCAATGCCGGCATCCGCCTCACGCCCTACAAGGGACGCCCCGATCGCGACGTCGAGCTCGAGCGCCGGGCCGAGGCGCTGGTCCGCGGCCAGAAGCCGGACGACGCCCAGACCCAGCGCTGGGCCACGATGTACGTCGAGGAGCGCCGCACCCTCCGCCAGATCGCCGAGCTCGAGGGCGTGAACTACTCCACGATCCACAAGCGCCTGAAGACCGCCGGCGTCCCGATCCGGGCGAACCCGAAGAAGATCAACCGGATCGTGCAGGAGCTCGAGCTGCGGATCGTGGAGCTCGAGCGGCGCTTAGGACTGCGGGCCTGAGCCCAGCTCCAGCCCCTCGAAGTTCGACATCGGCACGATCAGCGACCGGAACCGCAGGACGTCCTCGACGAGGTCCTGCGGCGTTCGGCCGTGCAGCTTGCAGACCAGCGCGAGGCACATCGCTGAGTCGATGTCGAGCGCCCGCCAGTATTCCTTCCAGCCCATCGTGAAGTGGCACTGGGGGAGCACGATCGCGGGCTCGTCGTCGCCGGCCTCGGCGTCGAGCGTGGGGGTCTCGGGGAGCTCGGTGAGCTCGGCGGGGGTCGGGTTGGTGTCGGTCATTGCGGGGTAATGATGAGGGTGAGGGAGGGTTCCTGCTTCCGGCTGACGATCTGATCGGGGAAGCCGGCCCACTGGACGTTCTTCCGCCGGTCGTCGGCCAGATAGCCGAGCTGCACGAGCAGATCGAGCGGCCACTTGCAGCGCGCCACGGCGTTGTCGTGATCCATCTCGTTCCCGTCGACCAG